GTCCTAGTGGAATATCTGAATTAATCAAAGATACTAACCATGGGCGGCCACTTAGTGAAATCCGTGGCATATATAATCTCACACGCGCCCCACAGAATATGTGCTGGGCTTGGTGGTACAATATAGAAACGAATGAATGGGAGCGGGTTCTCATCCTGTCAATCCAGTCGAAGAACCTCGTGAACATCGCCAATGGGCTTAAAGACATCGAGACCAGGAGACAAGTAGTCAATGAAATAAAGGAGATGGAAAAATGACAGTGAAAGAATGGGCTGAAAAACACGCTGATGAAATCAAAGAGCATGAAATTAATCAAGACATATGTCCAGTTGGCATGAGTGACAGCGAGGCTTTGGATATTCTTACCACTTATCTTTGGAACAACGAGAAAGGAACAAGGTATATTTCCATGTCTCTTGGGCGCAACCAAGCCAATCGGATAATCGTGGAGGACATCCTCAAACAATATGCAGGCAAACGTTTCAGCAAGGCGATAAAGGAGATGGAAAAATGAAAAAGGAGGAAAGTATGGGAAGTCTCGTTAACCGCGCCAGTTTTGGCGAGCATAGGGAACCCACCCCACGGGAAGTCCTGCTTTCGGAGATAAGGCAAGCGTACCATTTGGGGAACTGGAAGCACGCGAACGATTTGAAGAGGCACTATGACAAACTGGTGCGACAAAGATGATACATAGTTGTTATATTTGCGGAAAGCCCGCGTGCGAGCGACACCATATCTTCGGGGGCGCAAATAGACCCAAGTCCGAGAAGTACGGTCTTGTTGTGTGGCTATGCCGCGACTGCCATGACAAAGTACACTTCGGCAAGGATTCCAAATCCTTGATGGAAACATTGAGGAAAGAAGGTCAAGCGAGGTTCGAGCGAGAACACACGGACTTGGACTTCGCCAAAATCTTCCATTGCAACTATCTCGATTCCAAACCGCTGCCGAGCCAGTCAATCGACATCATCCCGGTCGATGAACTAGCCGAAGAGCTGAAAGGAGGGAAGTAATGCCGACCGAATATATATGGATAATCATAATGTCGATATTGTTCGTCCTCTTCATCATCGCCGTCATCCACCATCAGCGGAAGAAATGACCTCCGAAAGGGGGTCTTTTTCATTTACTAAAAGTCAATGCGATTATTGTTGACTAATGGTCAATGAGGCACTATATTAAAGGTGTCCAAAGGAGGACAGCAAAATGAAACAAGCCATTGAGTTAGAGAAAACGATCAGCGAGAAGAAAGCCGAATTAGCCACCATGGAAGCCGAGTTGGATTCCATGAAAGACGATGACATGGTCGGACGTAAATCCTTAGTCGAGAAACTTATCGCCTTGGATATGTCCATCGATGACCTAACCGAAGAACTCAACATCGCCAAGATGTTCGAAGTCAAAGTCGGAGACGGAGTTACACGCCACCTATACACTGACGCCGAGGCTTGCACCGTTATCGCCAGAACCGCCAATACCATCACCATCCGCGATGACAAGGCAACGTTGAACCGCGAAAAAAGCCATCTGACATTCACTCCGGGTGGATTCGCTGGACATACCGAAGGACATCAAGAATACGATTACGAAGAAGATGTCCACGGTTCGGTTCACAAGGTAAGATGGAGCGAGAAACGCCAAGGCTTCGTATGTGATGGCAAGAAATTGACATTAGGACGCCACAAGGTCTATGACTACAACTTCTAAAGCCCACTGACGAGTATCTGAAAATTGATACGAAACCCCGAAAGGGGTCTGGGCAAACCCCAAGGAGAAAAATATGGAAGCCAAAGAAGAGAAGGTACTAGCCGTCACGAGAACCGCAAGTGTCGGGGATAGAATCTCCGTCACCGAGGGCAGTTGTTCCGTTCATTACGAGTTCGGCGTCAAGTTCTACAACAAGGATTTGGGAGACTGCGACAAAGTCATCATGGACGCCGCCAGCCACGCCGATGAAATCAAAAATGGGAAATTCACATTCGACACATTCGCCGCCATCACCGATGGAGACCTCTTCAAGATCATCACCGACCCATTCAACATCGTCAGTTCAGAGGCCGATTCAAAGCTCACGAAGATTCACATCGGCGGCAGTTATTCGCAAGTCGTCATGATCGTCCGCAAAATCGAGGACTAAGGCATGGATAAGCAAATCGGATTCATCAGCGGTTCGACCGATGTCGCCTGCTTCTACGTACTTGACGGCAACAGCCGACTGCACAAGATTGACCTTGGCGAAGACGGCTCTTTCCGCTTTATCATCTGGGACGAATGCGGAGACATCGAATCCCCGGAAGTCGAGTTGAAGAGCGAAATCAACATCCAAGACCCGCGCGAGTTCGTTGGCGGGTGCGAGGGCGAAAGCGTCTACCACGATGAGAACTGCGAGAACAGCATCCTTCACCAAAACGGGGTGCTTCGCATTAGAACCTATGTCATCCAAAAGTCCTGCACATCGTTCATGGAAATATCGTTCCTGAAAGGAGAGCAAAGCAAAAGATAGAGACCAAGACCGACATTGACCACCCATTGCGGTGGTCTTTTTTTCGGTTTATCCTAAATACGATAGAAATATCGTTAATCCGCAAGCGTAAGCCTCTACGGATGGAGGTAATTATGGAATCAAATACTGGATTCGCGTCCGCTGCGTCATCTTGGGTGGTAGACCACAAGAGGCGCATTTTGGTCAATGTGTCATCGATCATCATGATGGTGGTCATTTGCGGGGTCATGGGGTGCTTCGACTTCTTCTCGATGAAGTTCGACCTCTCCAGACTTACGGAAGTGAGATATTGGTCTCACATCTTTTGCCGCACGGTTTGCTTAGTGTGCGCCCTGAACATCGGCCTCAATATGTTCCAGCCCTATGCCGAGGACAGGAACTTCCTCCTCCAAAGGGATTCCCTCCGCTACGAGGGCTTGATAGCCATGAAGGAGCAAAAGTCCTTCGAGAGCTTCATATTGCTAGACTTCAACGTTTCCGAGAAGAAGAAAGCGTGGACGGCTCACATAAACAAGAAGATAAACACTTTGGGGAGGTTCGCCAAGGACGAATCGAGAATGCTCTGGGGGCTTCCCAAAGAGAAGCTCGAAGGAAACCAAAAACTCCAAATGGAGAAGTTGAAAAACAAGTATTGCAAGAAGCGAGCCGTCTACGAGACCATGAAGACCGAGGAATGGATGAACGCGAACATCGAGGCTCTCCATGTAAGGACATTCCACGCCATCGACCCATCAATTTTCGACCTCTCCATAAACGGAAGGGAAAAGTATTCTGGCTACAAACTCACAGCCCACAGCGGTATGGCAAGAGGGGCTAAGACCGCCACCTCTATAATGATGATGGTTCTTATCTCGATGATGATAACCGTTTGGTACATGGAGATAGACGAGCAAATGATCGCCAACAACGTAATCGGCTGGCTGTCCTCGGTTCTCAATGCCTTGATGGACATCTCTTTTGTGTTATGGCAGTTCATCAGGGGCGCGATGTACGCGACCAAACTTGTCGAAGACGAAATCCACCGACCCTACATCGACCGCACGAGGATATTGGTCGATTACTATTCATCGCCAAAAACCCCTGTCGCCGACTTCAAGGCAAAGGACAACGCCATCGTTGACAACGCCAATTCCATCGTCAGCAAGATGAAGGAGGAAGCGGAGATGGCTAAGTCCCAACGCGACATGGCTAAACTCATCCGCATGAGGGACGATTCCGAGAAGAGGGTTCACAAAGACGATAACTTCGGCGGCAAACTATGAACCCCGAAGATAAGGTTCTTCCCTTAAAGGAAGAAGCCCCCAAAGAGGGGAAAGAGCCATTGTCTAAAGACAATGAGGCTAAGACGGAAAAGGCGAAGGGCGGAAAAGGCAAAGGCAGCGTTTTGCAAAAAAACGCGCACGCACGCGAAAAAGCGATGACCGCCATCGAGAGAGCCGAGCATAACCGAAAGCGTTTGAAGAACCGCCTCGGCAATTCCCATTTCTTCTTCTGGGATGAAATCAACGATCATGACAGGAAAGCCCTTTTCGAGATGACGGCTTCTATCCCCGGCTTCAAGAACGAGGAGGAATTGGCTTTGTCCTGCGGAACTGACTTGAAGACCCTCCAAGATTGGTGCTTGAAAGTCTACGGCGGCGATGATGGGGCAGTCACGCTAACCAACACAGCCAAAAAACTTAGGGCTATGGACAAACGGAACTTCCTCGAAAATCAGCGAGGTCTTGCATTGGGTCAGCCCACGATGTCCATTTGGCTGGGAAAGAACTACTATGGTCAAAAGGAAGCTGACGACAAAAAGGAACTCGACCTGTCCGATTTCTTCAACGTGATAATCAAGCCCAAGATGGAGGCTAAGTAATGCTGTCTTCCCCAAAGTACGAAAAGTGGATTGACGGCATTTTCAGCCATCAGTTCTCCGGGATAGAGGGGGCTATCCGAAGCGGAAAGTCCGTCCAAGCGTGCCGTGCTTTCGCAATGCTCATAGTTGCTTGCGAAGTCCAAACGGACGCTCTGTTTATTGCCGGGGCCGTGAGCGAATCAATGGCGCAAGCGTTGATTGGTGAGTGCGGTGGCTTCGGGCTTAGGTTCATATTCGGCAGCGGGTGCCTTTACAAGAAGTACCGAGACAAGTCGGCTCTCTACATCCACTACGATGTCAACGGAAAGACCTTCACTCGTTGGGTCATTTTCGCTGGTGGGGCTAAAGCCGGGTGCGAGTACGCGATTAGAGGTCTCTCAATCCAAGGCGCGATGATCGAGGAGATTAACCTCCTAACGCAGGACTTCGTTAACGAAATCCAAAACCGTATGGCTGTGGCGAAGAGGCCGTTCCTCCTTTACACGATGAACCCTTCCATGAGCAAGAGCTGGATTTACAAGGACTTCATCGATTCGGCAAACAGGGGCATTCCGTCAGGGAAGATGAACTACCTCCATGCCTCATTGAGCGACAACCCTGTTTTGACCAAAGAACGTGTGAAGGAAATCGAGGATTCCTATGACAAGGATTCCGTTTGGTACAAAGGCTATATCCTCGGTGAGCGAATGAACCCGGCAGGGGCGATTTACATGGTTCACGAATACAATGTCATCGATTCCTTCAACCCTGATGATTACGATTCCTATGTCGTGGTGTGCGACCAAGGCGAGACGATTTCGGCAACGGCCATCACGTTGGGGGCTATCAAGTACGACCGCGAGAAAGGGTTTTACAGGTTCGATGTCTTGAAGGAATACCACCATATCAATTCCGCGACAGGCGAGGGCGAAAAGCACTTCGAGGATTACGC